GCGGAGGAGATACTAGATTAGATTTAGATACTCCTGCATCAGCCACAGAACAAGTTAATCTTTACATTGGAGATGACGGTATGAGATTTGAAAATGTCATTCACGCTACATTGACTAATGTAACTTCATTAACCTGTATATTTGCATAATGAGAAAACGGGACAAACAACCCCCAAAAACTAAAAAATATTTCCGCCCCACTAAGGCAGGGGCGGGAATGACCAAGGCTGGTGTTGCTAAATACAGACGTGACAACCCTGGTTCTAAATTAAAAACTGCTGTGACAGGTAAAGTAAAACCTGGAAGTAAAGCAGCAAAAAGAAGAAAATCGTTTTGTGCTAGAAGTGCAGGACAAATGAAAAAGTTTCCAAAAGCCGCAAAGGACCCCAACTCAAGATTAAGACAAGCACGTAAAAGGTGGAGGTGTTAAATGAAAATATCAGACCAAACAAGTATCTCTATGCCTATGAGAAACTTAATAAGTATTCTTGCAGCTACAGCAATAGGTGTGTGGGCATACTTTGGAGTTATTGAACGATTAAATAATATTGAAACTAGACAAACATTATTTGAAGAAGATTTAGTTAAAGGTGCCGATCAAACACCTATTGATCAAGAACAGTTTATGTTGTTAGAATTTGTGTCAGAACAAGTAGAAGACATATCTGATGATTTAGAAAATATGGCACATAACAAAGTTAATATAACAAGATTACAAACTGATATGGAAAAAGCATTAGTAGACATAGAAAAATTAAAAGATAAGGTAAGAGCAAATGGTAACTAAAGTAATTATAGCATTATTATTGTTTTCTGGTGGCACTATGATTGAACATACTGTTACTGATGGTGTAAAAGATTGTCTTGAAAAGAAAAGAATTATGACACGGAATATGCAATCTGATACAGCAACCATACAATGTGTTAAAGTAGAAGCACAAATAGAAACTATAGAGGGCGTTGAATTTATAAGATCAATGAGTAAGGTGAAATAATGTTTAAGGCTTATTTTTATTTACTCTGTGCATTTATAACTGTAATATTTATGTATTTATCAATGCAAACCAACTGGTAGATAGGAGTAACCATGTGCGATTGTAAAACAGATGAGGATTGTATATGTCGTTTAAAATCGAAATAAAAACAGTTCTGCCTTATATTGTGCTTATTGCAACAATGGGCATGACATGGGGAATGTGGTCTGAACGCTTAAATGCAGTCGAAAAAAAGGCAGATAGTGTTGCAAAAATGCAACAAGATATTGCTGTAATAAAAACACAAATTCTAGCTATTGATGAAAAAATGGGTTGGATGGAAGAGTTTTTAATTAAAAACTATAGTGAGTATTAATGAAACAATGTCAACTCTGTGGATGTCTTTGTCACTGTTCTTTGAACACTTCATGTATATGCGAGTGTCCGAGGTGCGTGCATGACGATCAGTCGAGCACAGATGAGGCAACAGATAGACAAGCCAGGGAAGATTACGAGGAAAAAGAAAAATGACAAAACTATGTCCAAGAGGAAAAGCCGCCGCAAAGCGAAAATTTAAAGTCTACCCGAGCGCATATGCTAATGCGTATGCATCTAAAGTTTGTGCGGGTAAAATCAAAGACGATAGAGGCACAAAGAGAAAAGACTTTAGAGGGCCTAAACCATCAGGAAAAGCAGATGGTGGTATAATAGATTTTAATAAAATATCACAAGATAGAAAAAAAGTTTCTAGTTTTAAGCAAGGTGGCATCGCAAAAGGTTGTGGAGCTATCATGAAAGATAGAAGAAAAGTCACTAAGAAACTTTAATGGCTAGAAGAGATCCTAAAGTAGGCACAGGTAAAAAACCTAAAGGGTCAGGAAGAAGACTGTATACAGATGAAAATCCAAAAGACACTGTTGGTATTAAATTTGCTACTCCGACTGATGCGAGAAAAACTGTGTCAAAAGTTAAAAAAGTCAAAAAACCGTTTGCACGAAAAATTCAAATCTTAACTGTCGGTGAGCAAAGAGCGAAAGTCATGGGTAAAACTCAAGTTGCTAATATTTTTAAAAGAGGTAAAGATAGTATAAGGAAACAACATGGCAAAAAAAGGACTTAAAGAATGGTTCAAGCAGGACTGGAGAGACATAAGCACTCGAAGAAAAGATGGTAGTTTTGCTAAGTGTGGTAGAACAAAACAAAAAAAAGATGCTAAACGAAAGTATCCAAAGTGTGTCCCTGCAGCAAAAGCGAACAGGATGACCAAGGGACAAATCAGATCCGCAGTATCAAGAAAAAGATCAGTAGCTCAAGGGGTTGGTGGTAAACCAACTAATGTAAAAACTTTTGTAAAAAAAAAGAAAAGATAATGCAACAACAGGATTCAAGGCATAATCAATGGTAGCTAAAGTATCAACCATAAAAAATAAAATAAAAACTGGTAAAAAATTAGGATTCTCAGAAAGGGCGAGAGCGGTCAACAAAGGGTTATTACCGAGTGTCAAGAAAAAAACAAGCAGAAAAAATAAAAGATGATGTGATTCAATGGTCTAAGACTGTCTTAGAGCCAATGAATAAACACATAGGTTTTCCCGCATGTCCTTTTGCAGCTAAATGGAGAAAAGATGGAAAAGTGCGAATAGAAGTTCGCATGGACAAATCTAAGTATGAAAAACAATTAACATCTGTTTTAAAATCGTGGAATAAAAAACAACACGACATAATAATTTATTGTGACCCTTTTTTCGAACAATACGATCCCGATCAGTTTCAGGAAAAAATAGATTTTTATAACAAAATGTATAATAAGCGAGATGTCTATTTTATGGGCTTTCATCCTGAAACACCCGCTGATCCTCAAGATCAAGAGTTTTTGTGCGATCCCACAGATGAACCTGTGACACACGGGGAGTTAGAATACTCCATGATGCTTATACAAAAATTTAAACAGTTATATGATGCAAGTTGCAAACTACATAAGATAGGGTATTATAAAAAATGGCCCAAGGAATACTACAATGAGGTAGTAGCTGAAAGGCAGCATACGTATGAAAAACTAAACAAAAAGAGGTGACACCATGATGAAGAAGAAACAAGTAATCAAAAAAAGAGGCGGAGGCATGGCTAAGAAAAAACAAGTCATGAAGAAGCGTGGTGGTGGAATGGCAGCCAAAAAAATGATGATGGGCGGTGCAGTTTCACCAAGAAAAGCTATGGCCATGGGAATGATGGATGGCGGAATGGCTAAGAAAAAACAAGTTATGAAAAAACGTGGCGGCGGTATAATGAAAAAACGTGGCGGCGGAATGATGAAGAAAAAGTAATTTGAAATGGCTACATCAGGTACAACAGATTTTAACTTAAACATTGACGAGGTTATTGAGGAGTCTTTTGAAAGAATTGGAAGACAAGTCAGAACTGGTTATGATTTAAAGTCAGCTAGAAGAAGTTTAAATCTGTTGTTATCTGAATGGGGCAACAGAGGAGTTCATCTTTGGAAAGTTGTTAATCACACACAAAATCTTGTAGCAGGATCAACCACATACACTGCTCCCGCAAACACAAGTGATGTGTTAGAGGCAGTGTTTAGAAATGGTAGCACGGATACTACCATGACAAAAATTTCTAGATCAGAGTATCAAGCCATACCAAATAAAAGTTCTACAGGAACACCAAGTCAATATTATGTTAGAAGAAATTTAGCTAATGTTGAAATTAATTTATACCTAACTCCAAATGTTACTGACACTCAGATAAATTATTTTTACCTTGCAAGAATAGAAGATGCAGGGGCATATACAAAGACACCTGATGCACCATATAGATTTTTACCTTGCATGGTTTCAGGTTTGTCATTTTATTTAGCACAAAAACATAATCCAGGCAGAGTTCAAGAAATGAAACTATATTACGAGGATGAATTGCAAAGAGCATTGACTGAAGATGGACAAAGAACATCTGTTCATTTAGTGCCACAAAATTTTTTTAGGACCTAAAAATGACTTTTGCAGTTGGAAAAGAATCACAAGCAATTTGTGATAGATGTGGCTTTCAATATAATTATTTAGATTTAAAAAAAGAATGGAACGGACTGTTGGTTTGTCCTGAATGCTATGAACCTAAACATCCACAACTAGATCCTCCGTATTCAAAACCTGATCCTGAAGCGTTACAAAATCCTAGACCAGATAGACTAGAACCAACAATTGTTTTTGTTGGAGCACCTGCAGATTCTGCTTTTGAGTCTAATGGAATGCAACCCGCAACACAAATCAGAGAGTTGATTATAGGTTCAAGTCTTGGTACAGTAACAGTGGTGATATCATGAATTATTCTGAATTATTAGACAATGTAAGAAATTATACAGAGGTTACATCTGATGTTTTAACAAACACAGTTATAAATGTTTTTATTACAAATACAGAAAATAAAGTCTCAAGAGAGGTTGATAGTGATGACCAAAGAAGATATGCAACAACAACCTTTGAAGCCAACAACGCTTTTTTAGATGTTAGTGGTCCTGAGGGCGGATTTAAATTTGCTAGAGGATTACAATTAGTTGAAACTGATGGGACTAGAACTTGGCTACAACAAAGAGATACAACTTTCATAGATGAGTATATTCCAGAGAGATCGACAACCGATACTAACTTTACAGGAAAGCCAAAGTATTGGGCTAACTGGGATGCAACACAATTAGTAGTGGCCCCTACTCCAAACGCAGCTTACACAGTAGAGATGTGGTACAACGAGACTCCACAAAGATTAGGAAACGGTTCTGGATCCACAACTACTACAACATTTTTATCCAACAATGCCTCAGAGGTGTTGTTGTATGGAACGCTATCTGAAGCATTTTCATACTTGAAAAATGACAAAGATATGCAATTATACACACAGAAGTTCCAACAAGCTCTTCAGCTTTTTGCACAAGAGCAGATGGGACGTAAACGTAGGGATGAGTACAGTGATGGTGTATTACGACTCCCCCTAAGATCAGTAGACCCAGGAGGTAGTTAAAAATGGCAATAAACCAAGCAGTCTGTGCTTCCTTTAAACAGGAGTTATTGGCAGGGGATCACGATATTGATAACGATACAATTAATCTTGCTCTCTTCACCGACTCTGCAACTTTAAACGGAAACACTACAGCGTTTTCAACAGCTAACGAAGTTGGAAACTCAGGAACATACGCTAGTGGCGGTGCAACTTTAACAAGTGCAACCATTGGCTTAACCAAAACAAGCGCAACAGCTTCAACAGCTTTTGTTGATTTTGCAAACGTAAGTTTTACTTCAGCAACAATATCCGCTCAGGCAGCTTTGATCTATAACAGATCATCAACAAATACTAATGCAGCTATTGCAGTTTTAGATTTTGGTAGTGTAAAGACATCAACAAACGGTACATTCACAATCGCATTCCCAACTAACGATGCTTCAAGTGCTATATTAAGATTATCTTAATATAGGAGGTCATCACCATGGCAGATGCTTGGAATGAGGGCACGTGGGGGCAAGGCTTTTGGGGACAGCAGAGTTCTGTTACTGTAACCCTTACAGGTGTTTCTTCAACGACAGCATTAGGTACAGTATCGGCAACTGCTGATGTTTCCGTACCTCCCTCTCCAGTCACACTTACATCAACTTTAGGTACACCAACTGCTGAACCAGAACATGTGATATCTCCTACTGGTGTTTCTTTTGAAACTCAATTATCTGGCGCACTAGCAATTGAAGAAGGAGCAGGAGTTGTTTTAGGCAGCTTATCAGTTTCTTTTGCAGTTGGTGATGAAACAGGATCAGGGACTGTAGATGCAGGATGGGGCAGAAACACTTGGGGTTCTTTTGCATGGAATGAAAACATAACGCAAGAAGTTAGTGTCACAGGCGTTGCGATGTCAACGTCCCTTGGCACGACCACACAAGAAGTAGGTACGGGTATAATTGTATCTGCCACAGGCCTAAGCATGACAAGTGCTTTAGGCACAACATCACAAACAGGCACCGCAGTAGAAACTTTAGGTAGTTTAACCATAGGAGCAGCATTATCAGGTGCATCAGGTATTACTGGTGAAGGTAATATTGGAGTTGTAGCTCCTTCAGATCAACTTGATTTTAGCATAGGTGCAGTCACCATTGATATTTTCACACAGGTAGATCCTGTGGGCGTTTCTGCTACTACATCACTT